AGCGTTTGATATCAATTCAGCCTCTTCTTTGGCGGCATATTCATCTGGTATGAGTATGTTTCAAAACTGCTACTGGAATGGTACAAACTTTATTTACAAAACCACCGCTGCCGCAGCAGCAATGTCAACAGATAGCGGAACATTCTACTGGCGAACAGCCGCATCAGGCACAGCAGGAAACGCTATCTCCTTCACTCAAGCCATGACGCTAGATGCGTCTGGGCGATTATTGGTTGGTACGACATCTGGTTCTGGCGCAACCATGTTTACTGTCAATCAACCTGCCTCAAGCACTGATGCAAAAACTATTGTCTCTGTTGCTACTGGAACAAATGCGGCATATACAGCGTTTGTCAACACTACAGTAACTACAGTAGGAACTGAAAACAGTTCAGGTGGAAGCCTTGTTTCTGGCTCATCTGCTTACTCAACTGTTATTGCAAACAATGGTGCTTATCCTATTTCGTTTGGAACCAACAACACAGAACGAGCCAGAATTGACTCGTCAGGCAATTTGCTGTTGGGGGGAACTTCGCAAGTTGGAGGTAATGAGAAATTTTCTGTTCAGCAAACTGGCAGTACAAGGGCGGCTGTTCTACGAAATGATGCTGGTGCAAATTGGGATACTTTGTTGGTATGGAACGCGGCAACCACTGGCGATAATTTGTTTCAGCAGTTTAGTACCGAGGCAACAGTTAACATTCGTGGCTCAATCTCTTACAACCGAGCAGGTGGCTTAACTGTTTATGGCACAACTTCTGACTACAGGGCAAAAGACATTAGTGGCCCTGTAACTAATAGTGGTGCATTGATTGACTCTGTACCTGTTTACATGGGCAAAATGAAGGGTGCAACACAAGAGCGTCCAATGTTTATTGCTCACGAAACACCTACTTACGCACACATGGGTATAAAAGACGCAGTAGATGCAGATGGAAAACCTGTTTATCAACAAATGGATCTAACGGCTCACGCACTCGTGGTTTCTTAGCTCACAAATTTCAAGAGGTATATGCAGATAGCGTTACTGGAACTAAAGACGCTGTAGATGCTGATGGCAATCCTGTTTATCAATCAATGCAAGCAAGCACTGCTGAAGTTATTGCAGACCTTGTTGCTGAAATTCAATCCCTGCGTCAGCGTGTCGCACAACTCGAAACAAACTGAAAGGTAAATTATGACTGAAATCACTTGGACAGTTACAGCAATGGACTGCTACCCACAAGAAGACAACTTGACTGACGTTGTGTTCAACGTGCATTGGACTTGCTCTGGCACAGACGGCACAGACGGCACATACAACGGTTCTGTCTATTCCACTTGCGCAGTTCCTTTGGCTTCTGGCGCTCCCTATACTCCCTATGCTGACTTGACACAGGCTCAAGTTTTGGGTTGGATATGGGCCAACGGTGTTGACCAGACGGCCACTGAAGCGGCTGTGGAACAACAAATTCAAAATCAGATCAACCCGCCTGTGGTCACGCCTCCACTGCCTTGGGCGGCTTAATTTAACAGGAAGCCACTACCTGAACTTAGTGGCACATTAAAGGAAAATCATGGGAAAAAATGAAAAGACCCCTGTGACAATCGACGACGTAGAGTACCAATTTGAAGACATGACACCTGAGCAGCAAACGCTTCTCAACCATGTCGCGGATCTTGACCGCAAACTTGCATCAGCCAAGTTCAACGTCGACCAGATTCAAGTTGGCCGTGACGCGTTCTTCAGAATGTTGAAAGAAGCGTTGACGCCAAAACAAGAATTGCAGTAATATGTAAACTGTACTGGCCCAGTAGACCAGGGATTCTTCGAGAATCAAAATGGAAAATGAAATCTTAGCGGAAGTACCCGCGCCGGAACAGGAAGCAACGGCTGCCCCTGAACCCGAAGTTAATTCGCCGGAAGTATCGACAGAGCAGACAGACCAGCCAGCGGAAAAAACTTATACGCAAGCTGAAATCGACGCAATGATCGGTAAGCGCCTCGCAAGAGAACAGCGCAAATGGGAAAGAGATCAAGCTGCCAAGCAAGCTGAAACGCAGACCCTACGGTCTACGCCAGCCGAGGCACCGAGTGCTGACAACTTCACAAGCCCCGAAGACTATGCGCAAGCACTAGCACTTCAAAAGGCCCAGGAACTTGTTGCCCAACGTGACGCCGCAAAGCAGCAAGCCGAGATCATGGAGGCCTACGCCGACAGTGAGGAAAAGGTCAGGGACAAATACGACGACTACGATCAAGTAGCCCGTAACCCTAACGTGCCCATCACTGAAGTCATGGCTGAAGCAATCTACGCCTCTGACGTTGGCCCCGAAGTAGCTTACTACTTAGGAACTAACATCAAGGAAGCGGCAAGAATTTCTCGTTTAACGCCTTTTTTGCAGGCCAAAGAGATTGGAAAGATTGAAGCCAGATTGGCCTCCGATCCTCCGGTCAAAAAAACTTCAAACGCGCCAGCACCGATTAGTCCGGTAACAGCACGTTCAAACGGCGCTCCAAGCCATGACACGACTGACCCCAGGTCAATTAAGTCGATGACAACCGGCCAATGGATCGAAGCTGAACGCGCACGCCAGATGAAAAAGTGGGAAGCGCAACGCAACCGCTAATTTTTTGAAAGGACTAATATGTCTAATAGTATTCTGACAATTGACATGATCACAAGAAAGGCTCTTGAGATCCTTGAAAATAACTTGGTCATCACACGTAACGTGAACCGCCAGTACGACGACAGCTTCGCTGTTGAAGGTGCTAAGATCGGTTCCACACTGCGTATTCGTTTGCCCGACCGCGCTCTGGTAACTGACGGCGCCGCCTTGCAAGTGCAAGACGACAACGAACAGTTCACCACACTGACTGTTGCTTCACAAAAGCACATCGGCGTCAACTTCACATCTGCTGAATTGACAATGCAGTTGGACGACTTCGCAGAGCGTGTGTTGAAACCACGTATCAGCCAGTTGGCATCTTCTATCGACGCTGACGTTGCTAACGCCTATTTGGGCATTGGTAACTCTGTTGGTACACCTGGTACAACTCCTTCTACTTCTTTGGTTTTGCTCCAAGCCCAGCAGAAGCTGAACGAGAACGCAGCTGTGATGAACCCCCGTTACGCCACCGTCAACCCAGCAGCCAACGCTGGTTTGGTTGAAGGCTTGAAGGGCTTGTTCAACCCAACAGACACCATCAGCAAGCAGTTCAAGAACGGCATGATGGGCACTGGTGTGTTGGGCTTTGACGAGATCAACATGTCTCAGTCTATCAAGCAGTTCACAACTGGTACACGCGGCTCTACTGGCGCTACTTTGACAGCTTCTGTGGCTACACAAGGCGCAACTACCATCGCTATCACTGGCGGCGGTAACGGCGGTATTGTGAAGATCGGTGACGTGTTCACTGTTGCTGACTGCTACGCTGTTAACCCACAAACACGTGAGTCAACTGGTTCCTTGTTCCAATTCGTTGCTACTGCTGCAACAACTTTGGGTTCAAGCGGCGAAGGCAACATCACTGTCGCTCCTATCTACACTTCTGCAAATGCTTTGGCGACTGTGGACAGCTTCCCTGCTTCTGGCAAAGCTGTTGTGTTCGTTGGTGCTGCTAACACCCAGTACGCTCAAAACTTGGTTTACCACAAAGATGCGATCACATTTGCGACCGCTGACTTGTTGTTGCCACAAGGCGTAGACATGGCTGCTCGTGCCGTTCACAATGGTATTTCCTTGCGTGTGGTTCGCCAGTACGACATCAACAACGATCGTATGCCTTGCCGTATCGACGTGTTGTATGGCTATAACACAATTCGTCCACAGATGGCTGTTCGCCTCTGGGGTTGATTCTTACTTACATTGAAAGGAAATTATCATGGCTTTACCTAATGGCGCAGGCGGTTACCAAATCGGTGACGGTAATCTGACAGAAGCACAACTGACAGTTCAAACTATCCCTACATCTTTGACAGCAGACACCACGTTGACTGCTGCTCAAGTTGTGGTTGGTTTGGTTGTTTGTGCAAAAGCAACTGACGCTACATTGACCGTGACTCTGCCCACAGCAGCGTTGCTCGATGCAGCTATCCCCAGTGCAAAAATTGGCTCGGCTTTCGAGTTGACAATCTGCAATAACAACAACAGCGGCGCTTCGTCTACTGTTCCTGTTACTACAGGCACTGGCATTACCATTTTTGGTTCTGTTACCGTCCCACGTTTCGGTGCATACACATACCGTTTCGTGAAGACTGGTGATGCTGCTTACTCAGCATTCTTGATGTAAACAATGGGGGCTTCGGCCCCCGTTTTTAAGGAACTATCATGGCAAATAATCAACCAGTCGGCGTAGCGTATTCCGACCCTGCTCTTGACTCTGCTCAGTTCAAACTGTACACAGTGGCGACTTTGCCTACTGCCTCTACTGCTTTGGCTGGCACACGCGCTGCTGTTAGCAACTCAAACACCGCATATACCGCTGGTATTGGTGCAACTGTTGTTGGTGGTGGCTCTAACGTCGTTCCAGTCTTCTGTAACGGTTCTGCTTGGCTCATCGGCTAAACAAAAGGGGGCTAATCACCCCCTTTCTATTATGAACATCTACTTATCCCACCCTGTCCACGGCGCCAAAGTTGCAACAATGGAACTTGAAGCCGAAGCAGATGAAAAAAATGGCTGGACGCGCTACAATCCAGACACGCCTGTTCAGGCGGCTCCCGTAAATACGTTGGAGACAAAGCGCCGCCGTAAACCGGCAGAGGAAGCAACCGAAGGAGTCTGAACATGTCGACATATACCGCTGGCGATCAAATCAATAGGGCGCTTCGCCTGTTAGGTATTTTGGCTGAGGCAGAGACGCCCACAGCGGCCATGTCTCAAGACGCCTTGATGGCGATGAATCAAATGATTGAGTCGTGGAATACAGAACGTCTGTCTGTGTTTTGCACCCAAGATCAAGTGTTTGAGTGGCCAGCCAGCGAAATCAGCCGCACGCTTGGCCCAACTGGCGATTTTGTCGGCAACCGCCCCGTGTTGTTTGACGACGCAACGTATTTCAAAGCGCCAAACGGCGTGTCATACGGCATCAAATTTATCAATCAGCAGCAGTACGACGGTATTGCTGTGAAAACCGTTACGTCTACATATCCGCAAGTTATCTTTGCGAACATGACGTACCCCAACGTCGAGATGTTTGTCTACCCACGGCCTACTCAGGTGTTGGAGTGGCACTTCATTTCTGTGCAAGAGTTGGATCAGCCTGCAACGCTGGCAACGCAACTGCACTTCCCGCCTGGTTATCTGCGTGCTTTTACGTACAACTTGGCCATGGAATTTGCCCCTGAGTTTGGCGTTGAGCCAAGCCCACAGGTGCAGCGCATCGCTATGACTTCTAAGCGCGACTTGAAGCGCATTAACAACCCTGATGACGTGATGGCACTGCCCTACGCATTGGTGGCCAACCGCCAGCGCTTTAACATCTACGCCGGTAACTACTGATGAAGACGCCGATCCTTGGCTCCAGCTACGTTGCCCGCAGCGTCAATGCTGCGGACAATCGCATGGTCAATTTGTTTCCCGAGGTCATCCCCGAGGGCGGCAAGGAACCCGGCTTCTTAAACCGCGCCCCAGGTCTGGAGTTGCTTCAGACTGTGGGCACCGGCCCCATCCGCGCATTGTGGGCGCACCAGACCAACGGCTCAGATTTCTACGTCGTATCAGGCACAGAAGTTTACAAGCTGACCAGCACAACGGCCACGCCAGTCAAGTTGGGCAACATTCTTGATGGCGGCCCCGTGTCAATTGCTGATAACGGCACGCAACTGTTCTTTGCTTGCAACGGCCCCAGTTACATTTATAACGAGGTCACAAACGAGTTTAAACAGATCACAGACCCTGATTTTCCAGGCGCTGTGACTGTGGCCTACCTTGACGGTTATTTTGTCTTTAACGAGCCAAATAGCCAGCGCGTGTGGGTGACTTCTTTGCTTGACGGCACGTCCATTGACCCGCTTGACTTTGCAAGCGCTGAAGGCTCTCCTGACGGCTTGGTGGCCGTTAATGTCGACCACCGCGAGGCGTGGTTGTTTGGCACTGACTCAGTTGAAGTTTGGTACGACGCTGGCTTGGCTGACTTTCCGCTGACACGCATTCAAGGCGCGTTTAACGAGATCGGCTGTGTGGCCGCGTTCTCTATTGCCAAACTGGACAATAGCTTGTTCTGGCTTGGCACTGACGCCCGTGGCCAAGGCATCGTCTACAAGGCCAACGGCTACACCGGCCAGCGCGTGTCAACGCACGCCATTGAGTACGCCATCGCCCAGTACGGCAACATCTCTGACGCGCAAGCCTACACGTACCAACAAGAAGGCCACGGCTTTTACGTCCTGACTTTCCCAAGCGCCAACGCAACTTGGGTGTACGACGCGGCCACGCAGGCTTGGCATGAGCGTGCAGGACTTGTCAACGGTCAGTTTACACGTCACCGTTCTAACTGCCAGTGCAACTTTGGTGGTGAGACAATCGTTGGCGACTTTGAAAACGGCAACATTTACAAGTACAGCCTTGAAATCTACGCTGATAACGGCAATCCACAAAAGTGGTTACGCTCATGGCGCGCCCTGCCTACTGGCCAGAACAACCTCAAGCGCACTGCCCAGCATAGCCTGCAACTAGACGCCGAGTCTGGCGTGGGCTTGAACGGTTTTACAACCGAGCAAGTGTTCTTTCTGACCACGCAAAATGGGCTTGACATCATTACCGAAAGCGGCGACTACATCGCGGCTGAGATCACGTCAACCTTGTTGGCTGACCCCAAAGTCATGCTGCGCTGGTCAGATGACGGCGGCCACAACTGGTCAAACGAACACTGGACGTCTATGGGCGGTATTGGCAAGTTTGGCCAGCGTATCATCTGGCGTCGCCTTGGCATGACCACACGCATTCGTGACCGCGTCTACGAGGTGTCAGGCACTGACCCCGTCAAGGTCGCCATCATGGGCGCTGAGTTGCACATAAGCCCTACAAATGCTTAACATCACGCAGATCCCAGCCCCACGCGTTCCTTTTCTGGACGAGCGCACAGGCACGATCTCGCGTGAGTGGTTTCGCTTTTTAAACAACTTGTTTGTGCTGACTGGCGGTGGCCAGAACCAGTTCTCAATTGCAGACTTGCAGCTTGGCCCACCAACGCAAAACGATCCCACTGCTTTAAACGTGGCGTTTGAGGCGGCGCTGACGCCGACCGCGTCAACGCAAGAGTCGCAGATCGCTGAGTTGCAAAAGCAAGTGCAAGCGCTGTCGCTTGCGCCTGCCCACACGCCTCAGATGCCCCATCCGATTTATGGTGGCTTTTTTGACTCCACAGATCAGTATGACGGCTCAACCACAGAAGCCTACCCTGTAAGGTTTAGTAATGCGCTGTACCAAAAAGGCGTTCAATTGCTGACAGACACGGCAGTTTTCACAGGCTCAATCAGCACAACTAATTTGACCGTGTCGGCCATGACGTCTGGCACAATTAGGCTTGGCATGATTTTGACTGGTACTGGCGTTACTGCAGGGACGCACGTTGTGTCGCAGACGTCTGGCACACCAGGCGGTGCAGGCGTTTACGTGGTCAGTCCAACGCAAACTGTGTCGTCCACGACAATCACTGGCAGCATTAGTTCGCGCATCCAAGTAGACGCCACAGGCGCATACAACATCCAGTTTAGCCTCCAGTTAACTAACACTGACACGTCAAACGAATATGAAGTTGACGTCTGGTTAAAGTACAACGGTTCTAACTTGCCTGATTCCAACAGCGTGGTAACTGTGCCTAAAAAGCACTCTGGCGTTAACGGCCAAATTATCATCGCGTTAAACTACTTTTTAGAGATGAAAGATGACGATTATTTCGAATTAAACTGGCACACCAATGGAACGTCAGTTTTTATTGAAACAATTCCCGCAAGCACGTCACCCGCACGCCCCGCCGCGCCATCTGCAATTTTGACCGTTAATTGCGTGTCAACCCCGACAATCCAAGGAGTCACAGCATGACCGTTACTGTAAAAGTTCTTATTCCAGCCAAGACGGCTGAAAACAGCCAGACCACGCAATACACCGCGTCTGGTGTCACGACAATTATTGACAAATTTACCGCGACAAACTACAGCGCGACTGCGGCAACAATCAGTGTCAACTTGGTCACAGGCGCTAGCACAGCAGGCGACGCCAACTTGATTACCAAAACCAAAACGCTGCAACCTGCCGAGGTCTATACTTTTCCTGAATTAGTTGGGCAAGTCTTGATGCCATCAAGTTTCATCTCTACAATCGCAGGGACTGCTAGCGCAATCAACATTCGTTCATCTGGCCGTGAAGTGAGCTAAACATGACTGTCAACATTTCCCTCTTTGCAGGCGCTGGCGCCCAGTTCTTTGATGACAACGGCGTGCCTTTGTCTGGCGGTCTGCTGTACTCCTACGCGGCTGGCACGACCACCGCTGCGGTCACTTACACATCTTCAACTGGCCTGACAGCCAACAGCAACCCTATCGTCTTGAACGCGGCTGGCCGTGTTGAGGAAGAGATCTGGCTGACTGAAAACGAATCTTACAAGTTCATTTTGCAAGACTCCAATCAGGTGCAGATTGGCTCTTGGGACAACATCCCAGGCATCAGCGACGCTAACGCTTTGGCCGCTGAGTTGGCTAACCAGTCTGACATTACGCTTGGCGACGCCATGATTGGCTTCAAGCAAACTTACGCTTTGGGCATCATCCCCGGCGCGGTTGGCAAGACTTTGAACAACAAGATGCAAGACTTGGTGTCAGTCAAAGACTTTGGCGCTAAGGGTGACGGCACAACAGACGACACGTCTGCTATCCAAGCGGCCATTAACTTGGCCTGCACTTATGGCGGTAATGTTTATTTGCCCGCAGGCACATACAAAATTTCAGCCGCGCTAGTGTTTGCCATGAACAGCGGCATGACAGACCCTTTCAAGCGCCCATCTATGTCTGGTGACGGCATGGCCGCCACGACCATTTACCAAACGGCTAACGCCAACGGTATTGAAATTGTTGGTCACGACCCCAACCCCGCAGGCTACTGCTTGTTCCAAGACTTTACGCTGTACGGCTACCAACTCAACAAGTTGGGTATGGCGCTTAAAGACATTGCATTTGTCACGGTTAACAACGTCTATCTTGCAGGCTGGGCAACTGGTTTGTACGGCGTTAACGTCTTGTCGTCTACGTTCAACGACTTGGTGATCCGCTACAACACTGGCGGTTTCTACTTTGAACCTAACGCCGCGTTTGGGTATGTGTCTGAACCCAACGCCATCACCATGTCCAACTGTACTGTTGGCAACAATTACGCGTACGGCGGCAAGGTCATCGGCGCTGGCACATTCAATTACATCGGCGGCTCTATTGAAGCCAACGGTTTTGGCACTGACTTGTCTAGCGGCAAGTGGGGCTTGGCGTTGGTTGACGTGGGCGGCAATATCGCCCAGCAGTCTGCCAGCGGCTTTACCATCAGCGGCGTGTACTTTGAGGGCAACGGCGGTCAAGCGCAGTTCCAAGTGCAACAGACTGTTTCACGCCCAGGCATCAACGGCACGTTGATTGGTTGCAGCTTCACAGCGCTTGGCACTAGCTACCCACAGCAACAAGTCTACTTGGCCGCGTCGCTGTCAAGTTACGCATTCCCCATCACGTTTGAGTCAGTTGGCTTTGCTGGATTGTCAGGCTATACGCCTTCATCTGGCCGCCCCACAATCAACAACGTGTCAGGCGACTTCAAGTTGGCCATGGTGGGTTGCACTTACTCTAGCGCTGTCGACCAGTACAAACAAGGCGCGCCTAACCGCTTTGAAGGTATTGTTGAAGCGTCTGTGTTTGCCGATCTGTCTGGCACGCCCATCGGCGGTGGCGGCGGTGGCGGCACTTTGCAGTCTGTCCTGACTGCTGGCAACACCTCAACCCTTAACGGTATCTTTGGCGGCAACGGCACGACGACTGGTATTGTCATCGGTACAAATACGTATGGCGGCGTGCCCTTTGCAGGCATCGGCTCTTACGCCGCACGCTTGTACTTGGCCAATACTGCCGGTCTGTCAACGACTTACGCGATTGACTTTAACGGCGCTAACTTCCAGCCTGCCGTTGACTCAGGCGCTGCGACTGCGCTGACACTGGGCGGCTCGTCAAACAACTGGAACGGCTTCTATTTGAAGAATGCGTTCACTTGGAACGGTTACGCGATCCCTGCGCCTACTGGCGCGACCACCACGTTCTTGCGCAATGACGGCACATGGGCTACGCCTTCTGGCTTGGTTAACTTGTTGTTGCGCTTCGCTAGTACCGCCAAGAACGCTAGGCAATACTTTGCCCAATGACTCGCCTACAAGTGGAATTCCTTCAATTAACGCGCCTTTTAAAACACCTTTTTTGGACAAGTCATCCAAGATCGCGTTGGCTTCTTTCATTCTCATGCCGTAAGCCGTTGCATTGCTTTGGCTTTCTGTCATTGGGGTGCCTTTGCCACGCAACGGCGTGACAGTAGCAGGCACACGTTCGCCTGGCATACCAGCGCCTGCAACTGGCGCAGTAGCTGTGGGAGCCGCAGTGCCAAGGGTAACTGGCACGGCTTGCAACGTGCGTTTGTTGACGCCCACAATTGAGCCGTCTTCAGCTTCTTTGAGTTCAAAGCCAGGGTTGGCTTTTTCCCATGCAAACTTTTGTTGCGCCAAATTAAGCTGGCCTTGGGCAGTCTGTTCGCCAATCGTTGCAGTTTTGGGCAGTTTTACAGGCGCACCAACAGGCATACCTTGTGCATCATAAGTTTGACGTTCAATATAGCCACCACGATCAGTGTCTTTAGTGGTAATTCTTTGTTGCTCCAATTTTCCTTTAGCGTCAAGAATGTTGGTCAACATTTTTGTTTGCCATGCGCCAAATGAAGGCGCTTGTGTTAACTGGCCTTTCAACATGTTGGCTTTTTCTTGATCAATATTGCCTTTGGCCAAATTGTCATCAATACTAGCGATTGCTTCTTCTGCGGTATTTAAAGCAGCAATGTCAGAAATAGCTTTGTTGGCTTTTTTGATGCGTTGCTCAAACTCCAAACCAGTTGTTTCAACGGCTGTCTTTTTAATTAAGCCTTGTTCTTTTTCAGTAGCAAGTAATTTTGCTTGCACTTCAGGGATCAAATTACCAGCACCTTTTTGGGCTAGTGTATTAAGTAATGCCGAACTGTTTATTTTCCCAGTAACAGGATCGTAGGCTTGTCTGTAAGATTCAGACAAAGCATTTTGCGCAGCTTCTTGGCGTTGAGCCGCACCCAACTGATATTGAGCCAATGCGTTTTGATTTTGCGCGTTTTGAAGCGAAGCAATTTGGCCGTATTGGGCTAAAGGATTTTGCAGTTCAATACCGCGAACGCTCAGAGCAATGTTTGGGTTAACTGCCATGATTAAACTCCCGCGCCAGGCATTTGACTTTGATACAGGGGGCTATATCCGACACCAGTTGAACCACCAACAACAACAGCCTGCGGTGACAATCTGTTAAGCAAGTTCTGGCTTTGTGTGTAATTCAAATATTGATTCAAACCACCAGTCAGCGCGTTAGCACCACCGACATAACCAGACGCCCGTGCTTGCGCAGCGTTGGCTAAACCAGCCGCTTGTTGCTGACCCATTTGCCCTGCCGCGTTAGTTAGTGTATTAGCCGCAGTCTGGCCAGCACCCATCAAACTTTGCAAAGGTTGCAACTGGTTGGCGCGGTTGGTCTGGTATCGGTTGTAAGCGTTTTGGAATTCTTGCGAACCCATCTCTTGACCGTAGCGTTGTGCGGCCTTCAAAGCGCCACCGCTGATCAAACCACCACGTGCGGCGGCTTGGCGATCCAAAGATTTCAAGCCTTCGCCTAA